AAAGAGATTCTTGATACGCTACGCTGGCGTCATCAAACAATCAAAAATATCATAGATTTTAAGAAATTCCAAGCAGGTGTTTAAGCTAAGCAAAAAGAACGAAGCAGAGATATTGGTGCGCAGCGATGATAGTGGTGCACTAATGGAGCTATAGCAGAGCACGCACGGTTGAATTTGACTATTTTATAAATATATGTGTTATGGAAAAACACAAATTAATGATAAAGACTCATCTTGTAACAGGTCTAAAGTACCTTTGTTATACAAAATCTGATGGAGATAAATATAAAAATTATAAAGGTTCTGGTATTTTATGGAAAAAACATCTTAAAAAATATGGAGATAATATATCAACTGAATTAATATTTGAAACAGATAATAAAGAAGAATTTAGATTAGTCGCATTAGAAAAAAGTATTGAATTTGATGTCATAAAGTCAAAAGATTGGGCAAATTTAAAAAATGAAGAGGGAGATGGAGGAGACACTGTATCGATGAAAATGTGGATTACTGATGGTTTCACCGATAAGTATATTAATAAAGATGATAATATACCAGATGGCTGGAAAAAAGGGAGATCTAAATGTGTTTTTAATGATAAAAAAATGCAAGGTGAATTTAGTAGCAGAGTAGATCAATCTAAAAAGAGCATATCTATGAAAAAAGCATGGGATTCTGGGATTTTTGAAAAACGCGATCACAAAAAATGCGGGTGTAAAGGGGAAAACAATGTAGCTTGTCGTCCCGATGTTAAAGAAAAGATAGCAAAGGCAGCATTATCTAGAAGTGATGAATTATCAGAACAGATGAAAAGAACATATAAGTCGATGGAAATGTTGGAATGTCCTTATTGTAAAAAATCATTCAAACTCGGAAATGCCAAAAGATGGCATTTTGATAAGTGTAAATATAAAAGCGATGTTTGAAATATCTAAAAAAAACGAAGCAGAAGTTTTTGTCCGCAGCGACGATCGCGGAGCTCTTGCTGAATTAAGTGAATATTTTACTTTCTTTGTCGAAGGTTATAAGTTTGTTCCTAGCTTTCGTAATAAACTTTGGGATGGAAAATGTAGACTTTTTAACTCTCGTTCAAATACACTGCCTTATGGTCTGATTGGTGAGCTTGCTAAATTTGCAAAGGAACGAGGCTATGATGTTGAATATCATAGCAGCTTGCAGAGTAAATTGCCTTCTCGTCAGGAGGTAATTGATTTTATTTCAAATCTAAAACTAGCTGCAAGAGGCTCAGCTATAACTCCTCATGATTATCAGATTGAAGCAGTTGTGCAGAGTCTAACAAGCGGTCGAGTACTTGTATTAAGCCCAACTGGCAGCGGTAAAAGCTTGATCATTTATATGCTGCTGCGCTGGTATATTGATCATGAGAGTGAACATGCACTAATTGTTGTGCCAACTACAAGTCTTGTTGAACAGCTCTATAGTGATTTTTGTGATTATAGCAGTCTTGACCCTGAATTCAATACTGAAAGATTGTTTCATAGGATTTATAGCGGCAAAGAAAAAGAAGTGCCAGGCACACGCGCTACAATTACAACATGGCAGAGTGCAATTACATGCGCTGATAGCTGGTTTAAAAAATATGGCATGATCATTGGTGATGAGGCTCATCAGTTCAAAGCTAAGAGTCTTAATAAGATTATGAACACACTGACTAATGCAAACTTTCGCATTGGCACAACAGGCACACTCGATGGCAGTAAATGCAATGAAAGAGTTCTTATTGGTAATTTTGGGCCTATCTTTAAAGTAACCACAACAAAGGATCTTATTGAAAGAAAGACTCTAGCACAATTAAACATTCAATGCATTGTTCTTGATTATGATGATGAGATTAAAAAGGCAGTAAGCAAGCTTGATTATGCAAGTGAGATTGACGTTATTATATCTCATGCTGCTCGTAATCGATTTATTGTGAATCTTGCAAAAAGTCTAAAGGGCAATAGTCTTGTTATTTTCAACTATGTTGTAAAGCATGGCAAACCACTATACAATGCATTGTGCGCTAGCGCTCCAGATAGAAAGATTTATTATGTTAGTGGGGAGACAGACACTGATATTCGAGAGAGTGTGCGCCATGAAGTTGAAAGTCAGGATAATGCAATTATTGTTGCAAGCAGTGCCACATTCAGCACAGGCATTAACATAAGAAATCTTCACAATATTATTTTTGCAGCACCAACAAAAAGTCAGATTAAGATCCTACAAAGTATTGGTCGTGGCCTGCGTATCAGTGATAATGGTCAATCAACAACTGTCTATGACATTAGTGATAATTTCGCATGGAAGAAAAAGAAAAATTTCAGCTTAAAGCATGGAGCTGAGCGCGCAGCCATCTATGACAAAGAAGGCTTTAATTATAAGATATATACGGTTAAGCTATGAATAAGCATAAGGTTGCGCTCTTTATACGAGGACATATACGTGATGGTCTTTTTAGTCCTGGATTAAAGGATTTTGTAAAAAATTTAAAAAATAAACGCGATATCGATTTACACATTTATTGCCAATCTTGGAAATATGCAGAAGCTGATAGCAGCTATCGAGAAGTTGATAATAGTGCAAAACTAATTGTTACTCCAAATTTAATTGAGCATTATTTTATTGAGCATAAGGATATTATTAAAAATATTCATATTATGAGTGATGATAAATTAAAACTTCATCAGACTCTCGAGGGCCCAATATGTAAAAGCAATATTCCTAAAATAAGCTGGAAAAGAATGTGGGCTGGTATATATGATGGCATGCAAACAATACCTGACGAGTATTTTAGAATAATTAATACACGATGGGATTATTTTACAAGACCAATATGTCAAGCTAATATTGCTGTCTGCAATAAATTGATTTTCTCACATGAATTTGCATTTAGATATCCTCGTTATAGTCGATCAACAATAGGAGTTGATAACTTTTATTGTGGAGATTATGCCAATATGCTGAAAATCGCAAAGGCATTTCATGAGAATCTTGATGATATTATTGAGACATATCCTGAAACCAAATATCAAGAAGAATTAGTTTATCAATACTCGCGAGACCATGGAATATGCAAATAAAAAAGTAATTGTTGTTGGAGCTGGCCTCAGTGGTTGTACAGCTGCTCGTTGGCTTGCTGATGCTGGTGCAAATGTTACAATATACGAAACACGTGATCATATTGGTGGTAATTGTGCAGATCAAATGATGGGCAATGTAAGAGTTCACACATATGGTCCACATATTTTTCATACTGACGATGAAGAAGTCTTTGAATTTTTAAGTCGTTTTACATCATGGATCCCATTTGAATTACGACCTCTTGGTGATACAAGATTAGGGGTTGTGCCATTGCCATATAGTCGAGCAACGGTCTCCGCACTGGGTCGCGAACTAACCCAGGATGAGATCAAAGAATATTTCTTTAAGGAATATAGTGAAAAACAATGGGGTGTGCCATTTGAGGAAATTCCAAAAACCATTACTAATCGCATACCACAAACGGCAGATGACGAGAATCCAACATGGTTTAGACACCAGAAATATCAATGTCTGCCTGAGCACGGTTATAGTGCGATGTTCCAACGAATGCTTGATCATGAGAATATTACTGTCAAACTAAATACAGATATTAATTCATGGAAAGATGAACCTCGAGATTTGTTGGTTTATACTGGCAAGATTGATGAATATTATGACTATTGCTATGGTCGTTTGCCATATCGCACACTTGAGTTTCATCATGCGGCATTTGTTCCAAGACAACATACGTTTATTGTCAATCAAAACCGAGCTGATGTGCCATATACACGAATTTATGATCATGGCTATTTTAATCCAAATCATAAGGGTTTAACTGTTATTACAAGTGAGCTGCCAAAAGCTGCAGGCCCAGATGACATACCTTATTATCCCATACCATGGGGAGATGCACAGAGACAATACTCCCAATATGAAGAGCTTAAAAAGTCCGAGAAAGGTGTTATCTTTACTGGGAGATTAAGCAACTACAAATATCTTGATATATGGATGGCAGTGAAACATGCCTTACTCTGCTTTCGTAAAGATAAAGAATAATCTTTTTTAGTAGCTTTAATTAAGCTTATAACTAATAAAGAACAAACAAAGGCAATTACTACCCACTTCATTTCATTCAGTGGGAGGTGCATGGCACCTATTATACATGTTGCAAGTTGTTTGTAAACCAAAAAATTCATAAAAATGTAAATAATTTTGTTTACAAATTATTTTTTTATGATATATTTAATAGCATGATTGAAGAAGATCAACCTAAAAAAACAGTTCGACGTCGTAAAGGAGGCGAAGATTATATTAATAATAAAGAGCTTAGTCAAGCAATTGCTGATTATGTTCTAAGTGTTAAACAAGCCAGAGAATCGGATTCTCCTGATCCTCCACTTACAAACTATATTGCTACTGGTATATTACAGATTTGCAATGGTCTAAGTCGAAGTCCAAACTTCATGAACTATAGCTATCGAGAAGATATGGTTATGGATGCAGTTGAAAATTGCATTAAAGTTGTTAAGAATTTTAATATTGATGCACCAACACGAACTGGTTTGCCAAATGCATTTAGTTATTTTACACAGATTGCATATTATGCCTTTTTGAGACGCATTGAAAAGGAAAAGAAACAAACTGAGATTAAACAAAAACTAATTGAAGGCTCAAGCTTAGAAAGCTTTGCTGATTTTGGTGATGATACTGGTCAGATTGGTGAGAGTATGATTGAACGTGCTCGTCATAAACTTGATGCTGATTTTTATAAGGATGATCTTTGCAGTGTTAAGGATCATGAGCCATTGCCAACTAAAAAGAAAAGAGGTCGACCAACCAAAAAAACTCCAGAACTTGGTCCATTGAGTGATTTCTTTACAGCACTATGAAAATAGCAATTATCACTGATACCCATAGTGGGATCAAAAATGGCAGCGATGTCTTTATTAACAATGAAAAAAGATTCTATGACGAGGTCTTTTTTCCAGAGTGCAAAAAGCATGGCATCACTGAGATATTACATCTTGGTGATTATTATGACCATCGTAAATTTACCAACATCAAAGCTCTAGCGGCAAATAAAGAAAACTTTATTGAGAAGTTGCGAGAATATGGCATGACAATGAACATCATACCTGGCAACCATGATGTTTATTTTAAGAGTACAAATAGTATTTGCAGCTTGCAAGAGATTGTCATGCTGCACTCTGATGTGATCAAGCTGCATATGTCTCCAACTGTTGTTGATTATGATGGCTTAAAGATTGCACTGTTGCCTTGGATTAATCCTGAGAATTATGCAGAGAGTATTGAATTTATACAGACAGCGCAAGCGCCAATAATTGGTGCACACTTGGAGCTAGCTGGATTTGAAATGATGAAAGGCATGCCAGCTGCAAGTCATGGCATGAGCGCAGAGCTTTTCTCTCGATATGAGATGGTGCTCAGTGGCCACTATCATACAAAGAGCGATAGAGGAAATATTCATTATCTTGGCACTCCTTATGAACTAACGTGGGCAGATTGTGATGATCCAAAATATTTTCATATTCTTGACACAGAGACAAGAGAGCTTTGTGCTATTCGTAATCCTATTACTCTTTTCAACAAGCTGGTCTATGATGATAGCGATGCAGACGATAACATCTATGCAGATCTAGCTGAATATGATTTTAGTGCACTGACATCGACCTATGTTAAGATTGTCGTGCGAGTTAAAAAGAATCCCTATCTCTTTGATAAATTTGTTGATGCAATACAAGCTAGCAACCCATTTGAAGTAAAAACAGTTGAAAACTTTGATGAATATAATGCTAGTAATGTTGAGATTGATGAAGAGTCAATTGCAACAGATACAGTAAGTCTGCTTAATAGCTATGTTGATGCAGTTGAAACAGATCTTGATAAAGATCGTATGAAAACATTATTGCAACAGCTTTATGTAGAAGCCCAAGCCCTCGATAGTCTATGATCATTTTTGAACGAATTAAATATACAAACTTTCTAAGTGTTGGTGCATCGCCTATTGAGATTGATCTTGATGGCTATCGCTCAACTATTATTGTTGGAAAAAATGGCAGTGGTAAAAGCCTCATGCTTGATGCCATTAGCTTTGTTCTTTTTGGCAAGCCTCATCGAGCCATTAACAAAACTCAGCTTGTTAATAGCATTAATGGCAAAGGCTGTCTTGTCGAAATATGGTTTAAGAGTGGCACAAAACAATATAAGATTGTTCGAGGCCTTAAGCCAAATATCTTTGAGATCTGGCTTGATGGCGAGATGCTAAATCAAGAATCACATAATCGTGATTATCAGAAGATTCTTGAGACAAATATTCTCAAGCTTAATCATAAGAGCTTTCACCAGGTTATTGTACTAGGCAGTGGAAATTTCATACCATTTATGCAGCTGCCACAAGGTCAACGCCGTACTGTTATTGAGGATCTGCTTGACATTAGCATCTTTAGCAAGATGAATATTGTGCTAAAGGAAAATCAAAGCAAGCTCAAAGAACAGATGCGCTATACTGAGAGCCAGCTTGAAAGCATGCGCGAGCAGATCAAACTGCAACATTCTCATATTGAAAAACTCAAAAAGATCAATGGAGATAATGCTGAAAAATATGAAAAGGAAATCGCAGAACTTGACAATCAAATCGCCTCTTTGCTAGAGGAGAATGGTTCAAATCTTGAGATTTACAATAATACTGCTCCAGCACTGCAGGAAAAACTTAATAAGAGCAGTGATAAGATGGCAGAGCTGCAAGGTCTGAGAACACAAATTTCACTGAAATTAAAGGACCTGCAACACCAAGCAAAATTTTATCATGAGCATGACAGCTGTCCGACCTGCTCACAAGAAATTAGTGAATCAACTCGAGCTGAGCATATTGAGATTTGCAAAAATAAAGCAGAGGAGGTTGAAGCTGGTAAATCACAAATCTCGGAGACAATTAGCGCTGCTGCTGAAAAGCTTCAAGAGATGCGAAAGAAGCTAAATGAGATGCATGAGCTGCAAAACAAGATTCATGCAAATAATCTGCTAGTTAAGAATCTTGAAAAGCGTCTTGAAGAATGTAAAAAGAATCAGGAACAAACAGCTGATGCCGCTGATATTGAAAGTGCTATTGCTGAAATTGACGAGCTCAAAAGCAAGCGAGACAGTCTAAGTGATCTGAAGAGCAATCTGCAGGACAGCAGACACTATAACGATGTTGTTGCAGAGATGCTTAAAGACAGTGGCATTAAAACCAAGATCATTAAGCAATATCTGCCAGTCATGAACAAACTCATTAACAACTATTTGCAAGTTCTTGACTTTTTTGTAAGCTTTGAGCTTGACGAGAATTTCAATGAAACGCTGCGCAGTCGCTATCGCGATGACTTTAGCTATGCAAGCTTTAGTGAGGGTGAGAGAGCTCGTATTGATTTGAGCTTGCTATTTGCTTGGCGTCAAATCTCAAAGATGAAAAACAGTGCCAGCACCAATTTGCTTATGCTTGACGAGGTATTTGATGGCAGTTTGGATGGTGAGGGCATTGAGAATCTCTTTAAGATTATGCAAACCCTTGACCCGAGCACTCGAGTC